CTTTGTCCTTGATATTGCCTTGATCGTCCACCACCGTGATCGGCAAATCAGCACAAGCCGTAGCAATCGCACGCACGCACGCACGCACCGTTGGGTTTTGCGCATAGCCCTCAGTGGCAAACGCGACAAAACCAAACTCTGTCCACGATGCGGAATTGCGCATAATCATGGTGCGGATGTATGAGGATGGCGCTTGTTTCTGCTCGCGCTTCCAAAATCGCCAATTCATAAAAACCTCACTCTAGGCTCTGCCTTGCGACTACTTGCTAGCATATCATCTATCGCATCGCACATTGGGTCAATCTGATCGTCGTGATCATGTGCATTATCCGCTGTAAACGCCTCACATTCACCGATAAAATCACTGACAAAAGGCGCACTCTCGGGAATCATAACATAGCCTGATTCAATGTATGGCAGCACGTCCTGCACGCGCGTTAATTTGTCAACGGTGCGCTGAATCGGCTTGATCGGGATCTTTGCATCGCGCTTAATGTCTTGAATCAATCCCGTCCCGCTCGCCTTATCTTCCACGCACATCTCGCGCAGTTTGCCCTGATCTTTGACCGCGTGCTTATTCCAAAAGTCTACCGCTTGCCGCCGCAGGTCGGGCGCTTCCCATTTTCCGCGTATCATGTCCAGCAAGTAGATTTTCCCATCTTCACCCATGCCCCAACACTCGAAAACACTGTAGTCGTTATGCTCTTTGGTCTTTTGCGCAGTGTCAGCGTAGATCTTGCGATAGACGATAGTCGGCGGCATGGTGTAGCGCTTGAACCACTCGCCGCGTATCAAGTCACCACCAAGTACTATAGGGGTCTGTTGGTAAAGTGATAGCCACGATGACGAATCAAGCAGTGCTTTACGCTCTAACAAAAACTCTAGTGATTTATGCTCAGGAAATAGCGGATCACCCGCCTTACGGTTCGGTTCGTCATGCTCGGCGATTGCTGGATAACTACGTAAGCGCACCTCGGGATATTGCTTGATCAGTCGGCCAACGGGATCATCAACATGCCACCGCGTCAGGATGCAAAGCAGTGAGCCGTCTTCACTGAATCGCGTGAAAAAGTCATCTGTAAACCAATCCCAGACACCGTTCCTGATCGTGATTGAATTCGCTTCTTTGCGCGATTTGATCGGATCGTCGATAACCCCCAGATCTAAACTTTCACCAGTGATCGACCCGCCCACTGTGGTGTTACGAAAATACCCAGAATGATCGCAATATTCTAAAATCTCGCGGTTGCGCAGGAATTGACCTGATACCGTAACCGAGTTGGATTGATTGATTCGAGTATCTGGGAAAATGTCCTTATACAGTTGGCTGTCGTATAGCCGCTGCAATCGCAAGTTAGCGCGCACACCAAGCCGCTCACTGAATGACGTGTAAATCGTGCGGCAATCAGGATTTTTACCAGCTAACCACGCGATAAAGTCGATAATCTGCACGGACTTACCGTGCTGCGGCGGTGCTTGGATGACTAATTTAGGCCGCTTGCCAGCTTGCATGTCATCGTAAAAACGCTGCAACTCTTGCGCGATTTCAGTTTGCCACCACCCCCACTTGTCTTTTGGATTCATGAGTTTTCGAAAGGCTAGGAACGATTCTCGCGCTTGCAGAATCTTGTACTGCCGAATTAAATCAAAGTTTTGACGGATCAACGCCAATCGCCCTTAATTCAGTTTCAAGCTCCTCCTTGGTCATCTCTTTTGGCGATTTCGCTGGTGACATACTGCCATCGCTTGACTTATTGTCGATGACCTGCGTTTCTTTCCACCCCGCCTGCGTTTTAAGATAAAAGATAGCGGCTGTCATATTACCCTCGATAGCTTGCTTAACCAATCCCTGCGCCACGTTAGCAATCGCCTTAGCCTTGCCCTTTTTATAGTGTAAAGATACGTTATCGTCACGCTCTAATATTGCATCAAATGTTGGTCTGCTAATGCCCAAATAATCCGAGATTTGCTCTTTAGATAAGTAGGCAGCTAAAGCCTCAACCTGAGATGCCTGTGCGCTAGTCAACTCAACCTTTGGTCTAGTCATTTTATTTCTCTATTACAAAACCGACGAAATCGCCGTACTTAAAAATAAGCTCATAACCTGAATAAATACTGCTATTCAATGGTCTTTGAACACCTGACAATGATAGCTCTTTATCTATAATATCTTTATGAGACGCGCCATTTTTTAACTTTTCAGATAATGCTAATCTGCTATTTACGATTGATAGATACCCACCTTTTGGCTCTATCTTGTCAAACACGACAATACAACCGCCTTTGTTTAACTTATCAAATAGTTTGTCTATTAATTTCCGCCTGTCTTTCTCAGCAACAAACATCAACGTTAAGTACAAGACTGCACAATCAAAATTATCATAACTGTAATTTTCTGCTTTCGCTTTTATAATCTCGCCTTTGCCTTTGAATTGATCGCACATCTCTTGACTTGCATCAAGCGATATTGCTTTAATATTTCTGCCCTCTATGATGTCAGACAAAGCATTTGTTATATTGCCTGTTGATGCGCCTATATCGTATAACACACCATTCTCTGGCAAGTAGTGTCTAGCTATATGCTCAACAATACCTGTCGCTAAAGCATACCAAGGCAACTGCTCTTTAACGTGCTTATCAAAGCCTTTTGCTACTGCCTTATCATTAAACGTCCATTGACCTTTATCGGGTATTTTCATTTAGCACCCCTAGTGACAATATTTGTTTAGCGACATCACGCATCATAAAAGGCGCTACCATTCTACCTAGTCTTTCTACCTTTTGAGCGTATGACCCCGTTAGAATAAAATCATCAGGCACTGACATTATTCTTTTTATCTCGTTGACAGTGAACGCTCTGTTGTCCCAGTGATATGTTTCTCTTGCACCTATTTTGCCTGTTGTTGCTTTAATACAAGGTGATTGTTTTTGAGGATGTGCTTTAACTAAAGTAAATGCTTTCGGATGTTGTTCGCCTGCTTCTAAATTTTTTAATAATTGATAGACTTTAAATCTCGTTAAGTCTGTTTCTTGTTTATCTTTTTCAGTAAATGTCAGACCTGATAGCGCTTGCTGTAAATTAACAAATTCATTACTGGGCTTAGGATGTGTATTGTCATTGTATTTGTCTAACCATAAATCGCTTCTAATGCCGACAAATATTGTTCTTTGACGTGATTGTGGCACACCCATGTATTTTGCATCTAACACTTTACAAGTTACTTGATAGCCACTTGCTTTAAGCTCTTTTAATATGTTGTTAAAGTAACCTTTTGCCTTGCCTTTAACTAGACCTGATACATTCTCAGCAACAAACACTTTAGGCTGTATATCTCTTAACAGTCTTATAAACTCAAAAAATAAATCTTCTACTTTATCTTGTGATGTATCTGAGTATTTTTTAGTTTTGCCCCAGCCTTTTTCACGAGCGCCTGCTGTTGAGAATGCAGAACAAGGCGGCGAACCATCTAAAATATCTAACTCGCCCACCTCTTTATTAATAGCTTTAAGAATATCCAAGCCTGTGATATTTCTAATATCCATTTGTATGACTTTGGTTTTTTCCCAATTAGCTCTATATGTTTTGCAAGCCTCGTCTACAAACTCAACAATAGCTAGCACTTTACCGCCTGCCATGCGATAGCCTAGCGATGAACCGCCACCGCCTGCGAAAGTAGAAACAACCTCGAATTTATGATTGTCATTCTCGGTCTGCTCTTTTAACTCTTTAACGGTTGGTATTGTATAATTACTCATCAAATTCGTATCCGCATTTTGGGCATTTATGCTCTAAATCAAAGTTGCCTACTTCGTTAAAATCTTCTTTATCGTCCATATCTTTTATCTTGTTATCCACATCAAAAATATTCTCTAGCTCATAGACATCAAAGCCCAATAAATCTATATTAAAATCTAACTCTTGTAATGCTTCTATTTCAACTTTCAACATATCTAGGTCGAACTTTGAATTTTCTGCGAGCTTATTATCAGCAATCACATACGCCTTACGCTGTGCCTCTGTTAAGCCATCCAACACAACACACGGCACTTCGGCAAGCCCTAGTTTTTTAGCTGCCATCACGCGACCATGCCCAGCAATCACACCGCCCTGCTCATCAATTAGCACAGGGTTAGTAAACCCGAACTCTTTAATGCTTGCAGCCACCTGAGCCACCTGCTCGGCGCTATGCGTGCGAGCATTGTTCGCATACGGAATTAGGCTGTCAATGCTTCGCGCTTCGATCTGTCGCATATAAAAAACCCCGAACATCGTCGGGGTTAGTTTATCACGGTTTGCTTAACTTGTGTCATGCAGTCGTTGCTTGAGCAAGTAGCCTTCAAGCGGCCAAATTTTTTGCACGGCATTAGTATGCTTTCAGCCTTTGTGCTTGGGTGCGCAGTCATACGCCACACGATACGCGTCGGCCTGTGTCATACCATCCGCCACACACTGCGCAAACTTTTCCTGCTTCGGCGTTAGATTCATACCTCGCGCCCTCCAAATAAAAAACCCACACCCGAAGGCATGGGAAAGGGGTGTGGATAAAATATAGCATACTTGCCGCTCTGTCGCCCATAGCGCGGCTACTGCTGCTGATCCTCAATCTCATGCAGTACCTTGCTGCAATCGATCATGTGCTTATACAGGACTTGCTCTAATTGCTCGCCTAGCCAATCGGGCACGCCTTTCACATTCTTGATGGCCTTTTTCATATTACCCTCATGCATCGGCTCGCCATTCAGGTTTTTGACCATGTTGGCGGTTTTGCGATAGCCGCCGATGAGTTCGACGGCGCGTAGGGCTTGAGTTTTGGTCATTGTTTCGCTCCTAAATCATCTCAATCTTGGTATTGATGCCGCCCAATACTAGGTAGCTAGTACCAAACTCATCTGACATTTCGATAGCGCGAAAACCAGCAGCTTTGGCGATTGCGCCGCGAAGTGCTTGAGCCTTCCAGCTTGCTTCGGCAAAGTCTGCGGCACGAAAAACCGAGAACATATCTTCACTTGGGTCTTTGTCGTCAGCAACGATTTCAAACACCGCTTCGACCTGCGCTTTGGTTTTGGCTGTGGTCATGGCTTTGATTGCTTTGATCATAGCGCGGCGCTCTGCTGGCACGTTGTCGTATGTGTACCACAAGTCTTGTGTGTTGCCGATCTCTTGGTCGTCAATCTCGATGGTGTGGATGCAATCACCAAATGACGCGGCATTTGCTTTGTTTTGTGATGCGAATACACCACCAAAGCAAACATAACCGCCAGTCTCTGCAAGGATTTCTGTGAGTTTAGCTTTTGAGCCGTGATAAAGAGTCGTTTTCATTTCATTTCCCCTTGGGCTTTACCGTCGCCTTATTGCTCCGGTATGTCCTCAATATACTCACAAACTGATATCATGTCAACGACCGACGATCAATCGTCACGCACACTTTACTCCACCCATCGCCCTCATGCCGCACGATTAACACACGGCACTCTTTGCCATCGACCTGAACAAACTCGTTAGTTCTCGGCGCATCGCTCGTTGGCACGCGGTACTGTGCATAACCCTGCGTGCGCAGGGATTGTAGTTGATAGTCGGGGATGATCATTGCCACCGCTCCGCCCACGTCTGCTGTACTTGCTCAAGTGGCGCTGGCAACTGACCTGCGATCCAATTGCTGTTGAGATGCACGCCGTCTTTAACCAATGCTTGCAAATGCGCCATTTCGGGCTGTCGGTCGCGGTAGTAAATCGCCTTGATGCCACGACCCACGAGCATGGCGGTACATCGAGCGCAAGGTCGGCATGTGGTGTAGAGGGTTGCGCCCTCCAAACTCTTTCGCATCAGCTCAACCATGACGATCAGCTTTGATTCAGCATGATTGTCATTTGTGTCATCCCATGCCGCTGTATTGCTTGCGCTGATTGCACCACCTTCAGCCAAGGCAATGATCGCTCCAACCTTGCGGTCCGCACAATCGCTGTTTTGAGTTACACGCTCAGCCAAGCGCATCATTTCGATATGCCCCATCACGCACCTCCCATCCGTTGCCAGACCACCGAATCATCGAGATAAACGCCTGTTTTTGCGTGGTGCTGCTCCTGTATTCGAGATCGGTTTTGCTGGCAAACCCCACAGGCCTGCCATTTCTTTTTTCTGAGCTTGTGAGCCGTGC